GGCATCGAGCAGAAAGTGGTAGAAGGCGTCGTTGCCCATATTGTCGTTCTTGATTTTCCCGGCGCTGCCTTCGTAGTTTACATTATAAGGCGGGTCTGTGATGACCAGATTAGCCTTGCGGTCATCCATAAGAACGGCGAAAGTTTCTGCTTTGGTGCTGTCTCCACAGACCAGCCGATGCCGACCGAGTGTCCAGAGGTCGCCGAGCTTAGTGACCGGCGGCTGCTTGAGCTCCTCATCAACATCGAAATCGTCGTCTTTTATTTTGTCCTTGACCGAGGTCTTGAACAGGTCATCAAGCTCGGCGGGGTCAAAGCCGGTGAGGGATACATCAAAGTCCGCACCCTGCAAATCTGCTATGAGCAGCGCCAGCTTATCCTTGTCCCACTCGCCGCTGATTTTGTTGAGCGCCACGTTGAGCGCCTTTTCCTTATCCTCCGGCAACTCGACCACGACGCAGTCCACCTCAGTGATGCCCATATCAATGAGTACCTTCAGACGCTGATGCCCGCCAACGACGCGCCCCGTGGTCTTGTTCCAGATGACCGGCTCGACATAGCCAAACTGCTCAATGGAGCGCTTCAGCTTATCGTATTCAGGATCGCCGGGTTTCAGATCTTTACGGGGATTGTAGTCGGCAGGGATGAGTTGCTCAGTTTTTAGCTTTTCTATTTGCATATTTCTCCGCCGCCTTTCTCAATTCGTCGAACAGCTCCATACTGGTGTCCTCCCACGGGAACAGGCAGGAATGAAAATGTCCGTAGGTCGTCGTGTCCTCGTAGATGGCATTCCGCAGCCGCAGCTTTTCGATAACCGCCGCCGGACGCAGGTTGAACACGGACAGCACGATTTCGCGGAGCTGCTCGTTTGTAAACACACTGGTACCAAAAGCATCAATGTCTACGGCAACCGGATCAGCCTTGCCGATAGCATAAGAAAGAGCGACACCGCATTGTTCTGCGAGGCCGCTCCATACGATATTCTTTGCGATGTACCGTGCCATATAAGCGCCGCTGCGATCGACCTTCGTCGGGTCTTTGCCACTGAAGGCTCCGCCACCGTGGAGAGCAAGCCCTCCGTAGGTGTCCACCATCATCTTTCGACCAGTCAAGCCAGTGTCAGCTGCGGGTCCACCCTCGACAAATCTGCCGGAGGGATTGACGAGTATTTCTGTGTCATCATCAAACGGAAAGTCCTCAAAGCACTGCCAGAGAACATTCTGCTTGATATCCGAATAAAGCTGCTCCTGTGTCTTACTGGCTTCATGCTGAACGGAAACCACGATTGTTTTTACACGCTTCGGCTTTCCATCATCGTATTCGACCGTGACCTGCGCCTTGCCGTCCGGCAGAATGCCTTTCACGATTTTATCCTTGCGGACGGTATCTACGCGTTTACAAATACGATGCGCCAACACCAGAGGAAGCGGCAGCATCTCGCGAGTTTCGTTGGTGGCGTAACCGTAAACAGTGCCTTGATCGCCAGCGCCGATGGAAGCGTAACGTTCCTCGCTGCCGTTTCTGGCTTCGAGCGCAGTGGTCACCCCTGCGCTGATGTCAGCGCTCTGCTTGTGTACGAACACAAAGACAGTAAACTTCCACGGATTGTAGCCGACCTTTCGGAGGACTTCGCGCACCTCCCAACGGATATCCACTTTGCCGTCACAGGTGATTTCGCCCGCGACGATGATTTTTCCCTTGGTCGCCATTACTTCGCAGGCGACGCGAGCGGATTTATCTTTTCTGAGACAGGCATCCAGAATGCTGTCGGCGATGAGGTCGCACAGTTTATCCGGGTGCCCCATGCATACACTTTCGGCGGTTTTGTAAGTAATCATGTCAATTTTTCCTTTCTATTTTAACAGCCGTGTTGCCGGTGAAATTCTCCCAGCGTTTTATGATGACGTCGCAGTAATGCTCGTCGAGCTCCATAATGTAGCAGGTGCGGTCAAGTTGCTCACAAGCAATGAGCGTCGTACCCGCACCGCCAAAAGGCTCGACCACGATGTCGTTCTCGCCGGTGAACGCTACGATGTATTCCGAGGGCAGTGCCACAGGGAATGTGGCAGGGTGTTCCGCACGGATTTTGCCCTTTTCGCTGAGTTGCTTTGTAACCGATTCCAGACTCGTCTGCTCCGGCAGCTCCAGCAGGCTCTCCATCTTTTTGAATGTACCGGTTTCGTTGCCGCGCCGAGCGATACGGAAGGAGCCGTCCGCCTGACGTATCTTGTTATAACGCCCGCCTGAGTAGATGCTTGCTTCCTTTTTACGCCACGTTGGATTCACCGGCACCGGCTCTTTGCCAAAGCAAAAAAGCCACTCATGCCGAATTGGTATCATTGCGCTTTGCTGTCCAACACTGCCGCAGGTCAGCTTGTCCCACACATTCCATGCCAGCAGCTTCAGCCCGACTGCTTTCGCGGCGGCGATGTAAGAATCCCAATAGGGATACACCTCACCGTCCTTGCGCTGGATGCCGAGATTGACCGCTTGCAGCGCCGCAAAAGGCTCATAGCAAGCGAGAAACTGTGCGATACTCTCGACAGACAGATCCTTATCGCCGTTGTAGGTACGCATATCGCTATACGGCGGCGAGGTGAACAGCAGCTTGCTGTGCTGACCGTTCATGAGCAGCGTCACGTCGTTTTTATCTGTGCTGCTACCGCAGAGCAGACGATGCCGCCCAAGCTGCCAAAGTTCACCCGGCTGGCAGATAGTCGGAGCATCGGTATCGACCACCGGCACCTCGTCCTGCACGATTTCATCCTCGACGCCGAGCATGAGTCCGATTTCCTGTGTGTCGAAGCCAGTCAGCGTAACATCGAAATCCTCTGCCTTCAAATCTGACAGCAGGTTTTCCAGCTTCTTCGTATCCCACTCGCCGGAGATTTTATTCATGGCGATGTTGAGAGCCTTTTCGCGGGTAGTGTCGAGGCTCACCACGATGCATTCCACGCTCTCATAGCCGAGCGTCTTTAATACCGAAAGTCGCTGGTGCCCAGAGATGACCGTGAAGCCGGTCGCTTCGTTTACCACGATGAGCTCCACATAGCCAAATTGCTCGATTGACCGTTTTAGCTTCTCGAACTCCGCATCACCCGGTTTCAGTTCCTTGCGAGGATTGTATTTTGCCGGATTTAAGTCCGACAGCTTTAATGACTCAATTTTCAAAGCACCACAGCCTTTCATAGTTATTTGCCGAGCGCATCATGCGGATAAAAAATGACCACTCATCGGCTGAGTGGCCTCGACTGCTTCCATCATGTATGGCTGGCATTTTAGCTTCATTCTTTTTACCAATTCAGACGCAGGCGGTGGCACGTCGTTCCGATGCCCTGCGAACTCGCCAAACAAAATATCTGAAGCAATATTGTACATCTGAGCACCTTCGACTGGGTCAAAGGTATATCCGAGATAAATGTTCTTATTATTGAGACCTATTTTTGCGCAGTATTTTTGCTTACGATTAATGAAATACACTCCAACATATCCGCTTGTGTTGTTTTTCTGGACGCTGCGATTCATGGAATTCTGCTGTGCTGTGACAACACGCAGGTTTTCTTTGCGGCAATCGAGTTTGTCGCGGTTGATATGGTCGACGGCAAACGCATCATCAGTCAGTCCAAGAAGATACCTGTGAAGCCGGACATGATGACGTTGTTCGGTATCGTTGATTATATAGCCACTGACTGATTTGTGCCAATATCGTTGAGTTACCAACGGTATATCCGAAGCATCAATTTGAAACTCACTACCATCCGGTAAGCGCCCTGTCGCGGTTGTGCCTTTCACAGAGAAATGATAATCTGGCGGACAATTTCTGCAAGCAGTGTCTTTTCCGTAATAAAGAGCAGCACGCGCTTTTATTGTTTCACTGCCACAATTAACGCAACGGCAACGGAATAGGAGCGCTCCGGCTTTATTCTTTCCGACTTCGGATATAACATCCCAGCCGTTAATCGTCTTACCGACAACAGGAATCCGACGTTTGCGTGGGTCGATTTTTCTTGAGCAGTCGAGGCATTTACTTGTACCCTTTAGAATGCTCGATTTCTGTGCAGTAAACTCTTTACCGCATCGGCAGCGAACATCGTACATTAAATGCCCGTAGCTATCCTTTGGAGCCTCGCGAAGCACGGTGAGAAAGCCATACTCGCGCCCGATGGAAATTGGTGTTCTTTGATTCATCTGTTTTGACCACCTCTCCGAGCAGTGAGCAGCCGTTCCATAACATCATCCTGCGGATTGGCGCCGCTGTATTCACTTGTGCAGTTGTCCTTCACTATCTGAAAAATCTCATACCACAGACGATTCGTCTGGCTCATATAGTTTTGACCCATCGCCACATATGGGCTTTGAATTGCATTGCCGGTAGTAGGATGACGTGCCAGAAAGCCGAAGCTCGACACGGCTTCTTCGCATTGAATCCATCTTGCCACGCTCATGGCGTAGCGTTCCAGAAGCTGCGGGGAAACGAGCGCCGCGCAGCCACGGGCATTCAGCCATGTCCATGTATTTTTATAGATTTCATCTGCTGCCAGTGTCGTACCGTCTTTCTGTTCAGCCGAGAGCATTTTGTTCGGCTCCGGCAT